AATCGGTGTAGAAGTCGTTTACCGATGCTACTAGATTGTTTCCCGTCTTAATTGCAGCGTTAAGGCTAGCAATCGTACCGATAGCGGTAGCATTGGTATTGATCTCGCCATGGAGTTCGTTAACAGCGGCTGTTACATTGGTAGCAGTGGTGTTGAGTGTTCCTTGGGTGACATATGCGTCCAGTGTATTAAACTCACCATGGATTTCATTGATAGCAGTGGACAGGGATGATGCTGTCGTGTCTAGTGCTGTGGCAAACCCAGTGTACGTTGTGTAATCGGTGTAGAAATTATTGATCGAAGATACGAGATTTGCACTATCGATAATATTTGCATGGATATTGGCAATGGTACCAATGGCAGTCGTGTTGGTATTAATCTCACCATGGAGTTCATTGATCGCTGTTGATAGAGACGTTGCGGTCGTGTCGAGAGCTGTGGCGAATCCAGTGTAGGTCGTATAGTCCGTGTAGAAGTCATTAAGACTTTCCACCAGATTATTATTGGTTTTGATTGCAGCATTAATATTAGCTATCGTACCAATGGCAGTCGTATTGGTATTGATCTCGCCGTGGAGTTCATTAATGCCTGTAACTAAAGTACTGGCTGTAGTATTCAGGGCCGCGACATCACCAACATCAGATGAGGTAAGGTTATATGTTAGTCGAAAGTTGTCAATTGTGTCTGAAACTAAGACGCTACGATCAGCCATTTATTAATTTCCTGTTTTCTGTTCCATTAGAGACTTAAGCAGACCTTTAATTTCGGCCATGTCTGCTTTCATATCTTCGAACTCTTGGTCTTTGTTTTCTTTGGCAAGCTTTCTTGCTTTGGCTTTAGCAAGTCCACTCATATCTTTATTTATAATGATGCCATCTTCGTTTCGCTCAAGTTTAGGATGTCCTTCAACTTTCATCATGATATCCTTATGTAGATAGGGCGATTACTCGCAAGTCTCGTACTTGTGGTACGTTAGCACTATTGGAACTCTCCATCACAAACTTCAGTTGGAATGTTGTGAACGGAGCTGTGGGTGTATTGACGGTATATTCATATTCTCGATAGGTAGTAGAGTCGTCATCTGTCTGAACAGCCTCATCAATAGTAGCTTCGGTCCAAGCAACAGTTGACAATGCGGAGTCTGATCCGGATTCAAGCGTCTTATAATAAACCCTCAGATATGAGTCTGATGGACGATTTACTGCCAGAATAATTTTCATACCCTCGGCAGGAGTCTCAAGCGTTACCGACCGAACGATATGTTTGGCAATTCCCGACCCGTGCTGTGAATCTGTTTCGGCAACATAATTGGCCGGAACATTATATCCAGAAGCCGGTGATGCTGCCTGACGATCAATACGGTTTCCAATCAGATTGACTGACAATCTGTTAAGGTCAATGACCGGAGAAATGTATTCAGAATTTGTAGTCAGGGTTGCTTCAAACCCTAATGATCGCTCACGTACAGGTCCGGGAGCCGCAATGTTTTCGGCAGATGCTACGATACGAGCAGTGTTGAATGTGTTGTTCTGGTTGGGGAAGATCGACAAATATGATGCTTCTTTTTGATATGCGGTTTCGGCACCTGATATAGATTGTCCGGAAGTTGTTTTGGCTGCCCATGCAACATCAGCACCCGGAAGAACCATTTGATTCACATTAGGATATGCAATGTTGTATGCGTAGTTTTCAAATACTTTTACGGCTGACCCACCACCAGACCCCGTAGATGAGGCAGAACCGGCAGTCGTCACTGTGTAGCTATCGATATCATCTGCATCGACGATGGTTTGCTGTACGTTTATTTGAGCGCCAGTAATCCCATTGGTCGTAGCCGCACCCGCAATCGTAACAAGATCACCAGTAATAAACCCATGATTTGGATGCGCCACTCTAATTGTGGCAGAACTGTTTGTGGTAGAAATGGGATTAGCCCCAAGACGACGCACATGAATTGGAGCATTCTCGAAATATGCAATTCCGGGAGTGCCTGTATCAAACTGTGCCCGCTTGATTTTGAACATCATGTCTCGGCTTTGATCAGGAGTCCATGTCGATCCGTTCTGAGACTTGAAGAATGATCCAAGAGCTGGCTGTTTCATAATTCTCTTTGTGGTCGAACCGACAACATACTCTTCGGTGACACCTGTCCAGATTTCATAAGCATCAGTCTCGGCCAGAACAACAACAGCATACTCCTTGAAGCCCTCAAGAAATACCGGAGCTTCGAATGTAAATGTTGTGTATGTTCCCGAGTCTGTGATGTCTGGCGCTGCCGATACATTAACCGACCCGGCCAGAACAAACACTTCAGCACCCGGTACGATATTTGCTGTAGGCGTACCATTTTCCATAGGACGGATTTGGCATCGAACCGGGATCGTGCTTGAGGCAGTCTTGAAGAACACATCAATAGACGTTACAAAGCAACCTTCAGGCTTTTCGATAATAAATGATTGTGCCACAGGATCAATTCTACGAACAGGAGGAGCTGGTGCAACCGGAAGAAGTGTTGTAATTGTTGAGGTAAGAGTTTCTAATGTACCCTTGGCAGTATACGACCCATACCCTTTAGATGTTGCGCTGGCATCTGTGGCGGCAGTGAAATCCCGAAGTTTAAACTCACGAGTACCTGTTCTAAATCTAAGGGCGGGCGTATTCGGAATCCAGAACGAACCTTCAATAGTTCCGTCAGCATCTGAAATCAAATTCGATGCTGTTTCTGGGTGCGTGGTGATGTCATTATATTCATTGTTGGATGGTTGGTTATCCAATACCGAAATGTTATAGAATGTTTCTTCTCTACAGAATGTGGTAACGTCAACATTATCAAAGAATGCTTTATGTTTAGTATTGGGAAGCAATCCCATAACTTTGAAGTAGACTTTGCGGGATCGAATGAATGGGACCAATGTGATATTAACACTTCGGGTAGCCGTTACTTCTCTGATACCACCCGGAAGGCGTCTTGTGATTGTAGTTGTCGTAGCCATTTAATTATCCTTAGAGAAGTTCTCTTAGTGGGTTATTACCAATGCCTTCACCCCAAGTGCCGGGATTTCTACGACTTGGGATGATTGGTGTTCCTGCCCAGTTGGTAGTCCAATTGTTGAAGTTATTAACCTGTACCGGATTGGTAACTCTGGTGTCCTGAACTGTCACTCGGGTAGTGGTCGTTTCTACATCTCTCCACTCGTCAGTCGCCGGAGATAGTTGAATTGATCCGGTGTTGGTGATGACATTATATGGATTGACATTGATGCTAGATGATGCCAGTGGCTGTTCAATCTCATCAACTTCAGTGTATGCAAGTAATAGGAAATCGCCCTTACGAACAACATCGGCTGACGTAGACGAATCTGATGCGGTTGCTCGATACACCATCCGAGAATTCTTTTCGGAGAACCTTGGGCGCATCAGGCCAACTTCAGGATCAATTGATGCCCGATATTCGATATGGTCTGTATCCGCATAGAAGTGTGTTTGGAAGTTATCAACAAAGAAACCGGCCTTGAACCGATTATTACCAGAACTGTCAAGAACCTCAAGAGATTCTGTCTTGGCTTCAAGTAATGATAGTGTTGTATACTCTTCTAGTCTTTCAATACGTCCTTCAATCTCACCGATGTCTCTCATCGTGTATCGACGGTTCTCCACGAATGCCAGACTAATATCAGTCTCATCAAATGTTCCGGCATTCAGGTACATATAGTACATTGCCATGGCATTGGATGGGAGAGGTCCGGCCTTTGGAGTTAGGGAAGGATTGCCAGTAACAGTTGAAAATGTACCGTTAGAATCCACGTATATGATATCGATGCGAGGTAGATAGTATTCAATGTCTGCTTGAATTGTTTCATTGATTTTCGGAAGCTCATTCACCACAGCGCCAGTACCTGAGAAATTGGCATTAGTGTTATCTTTTCTTGGACGGAAATCGTAATAGTCGGCAAGACGAATTTCTGTGCCGCTACTCAGGGTATATTTTGGAATGTCACCATAATCATATGAACCGGCCACAAGACCATCATATGAATCTACGTTGAAGTATGCTCCGGAAGCTCCATGGGTAAAATGTTTGAATGTCACCTTCACATTACCTGTTGGGGCGGTTTCTCCGGTATTCAGAGTGAGCTTGCCTTCTTGATAGAAGTTGTCTCTCTGTCCATTATCGAGTGTGTATCTGTTGGTGATATCTGCATCTGAATTGTCAACATCCTTGACAGCAGTAACCTCAAAGATATCGAATTTAGTAAGCTCAACACTATCATCACCCTCAGGTGTCAACACGAGATCAGTAGATGTTGTTAATGTCTTGGCACGAGCATTTGTTGTGGCCGAAGTCTTGTCAACATATGAGATGAATGTGTAGGTCGATGTAGCGTCTAGGCCGGATACAGCTATTGTCTGTGCGCCGGTTGATCCGTATGATGGGGATGAGATTGTTCCGTCATTTTTGACGACAATCCAGTTACTGGTATCTTCCCATGTGATATTGGAGTCACCAGTGTCCAGAGTGACATTACCGGAACCATCTGTTGTGTCGGTAGATCGTCTTTGAACTCTGGCAGTAATGTCGGTCATTTCCTTGATGCGTTGGAATGGCACAGCAAAGAACAGATTATTATTGGCGGTATCTTTAAGGGCAGCAGTGTCTGTTGTGAACACGGCATCGGCATCATCGATCAGGACAGCTTGGAATGTTCCACTGTCATGGACAGTCGCATGATCAGAGATTTTCCGTACACCATTGAAACCACCCGAAGTCATCACGACCTCAAATAGATATATCCGGTACTTCCCACCCGCTTCTTTGGTTACGGCCCGAACACGAGCAGAACCTACCAGAACTTCAGTTCCGGTATTGTCATATAGATAGACTTTCTGGAATGTGGAAATGTTCAGAGCATCTAGTCTGGTTGGGGCATTGACCCGCACATAGTTGCCGAAGGATGTTGAGATTTTACCATTTGCTTTAATGGCTGTGGTCAGTGCCTTATCAACATGTACTTCTGTGCTGATAGCCTTCTCGACCAGATAACCCTTAACATATGCTCGACCAGAATCTACAAGCATTGTAAGTTTATTTGCATCGGTTGCATGAGCATTGGCAGATGTCATGAATGGATTGACAGTATAGTCTCCGGACTCATCATAGGTCCGACGAGCCATTTCACTACCCAGAAGATTGTATGTTGTTCTTTCGAACTTCTCTACAATAACTCCATCGCGAATAGTTGCTACCGTAAAGTAATCATCAGTAGATAGTGCGTCGTCTTTGGCAATCAAGGACATTGCCAGCTTCAGTCGATCAGCGCCGGGAGCAGTTGCGTTGCTACTACCTGCTGCATTATCGAGAAGAGATGTATCGCCAGTCGAGGTTACGATGGATTCTGTTGAGATAAGTCCGACATGCATTGTTCCGGTAGGGACTGCATATTTTCCAATGATAAGGCTTTGGGTTGTTGCAATAGCAAAATACCCCTTGACGAAGTATACACCCTTGTCGAGGTCAATCTTAGTTCCTTGGCCCGTAGCAGCACTGCCAGCAGCCGTGAAGGTTCCAGAGCCGGTTCCGGACACAACAATGTCTTCTCCGTCTGTGAAGCGCCCTGAACTCGTTCCAGAGCTAATGTATGACATATAGAATGTCGCAGGATCACCACCATCAACTTCAACTTTTTGTTTTAGGGTAGCGACCACACCAGATGTCTGACCAGTCAATGTATCCCCGACAACAGCCGAAGAGATGTCTGTCTGAGTGAGTTTCACATATTCATATTGAAGATCAATAGAGGTTCCACCCGGAACTACAACCGAACCATCCACAAAAATATTCTGACCAAATCGTGAAATCTGATTTTGCAGAATGGTTTGCATCTGAGTAAGCTCTCTTGCCTGAACAGCACGAGACGGCCTGAAGAGCAACCGATGAAATTGTTTATTTTCATCGTAATCGTCATAGTATGGAGATGTGCTTAGGTCGAGAGCCATTTATATTACCTTAAAATTGAATTACAAGCTTCAGGTCTTCGGTCTGTCCGGTTGCTCGTGACACACCTACCCGATTTTCTACATACAGTAGCTGACCACTATACTTATCGAACTCGGCAGCATTATCGGCAGAACCACCGGTCGCAGAGATGTCACCGTCTGAAGTCGATGATCCGGTAAGCGCTTCACCATCTTGAAATGCCGCATATCCGGTAGTGTCTGTCTGATGGATGTATAGTCGCTCTGTTCCGGAGTCATAGTAATCAAGATATGCTTGTGCCCCAGAGGTTCCGCCTGTGATAATGTCATCCAGAACCCATGTACCAGATGCTGCAACCGTAAGATATCTCATACCCATGCCTGTAGCTTCACTGAATGCAAGTTGCGGGCTGCCGGTATCTAGAGGATTCTTAAGGATAATCACTTGGCGATAGTCGTTGTTGATAATAAAATCACCAGAACCTTCGGCACCAACAAGTGTGGTATTGAACATAATATAATATGCGTTCAGTTCGACCACTGGATCATATCCAAAGCCGCCCTTTTTAGCAGAGAATTCGAATTCCAAATCTGCACCAGAACCACCAGTGTCTGTGAAACTGGCCACAGTGTTATTATATCCACCATCGACCACAGTCACCGATGAGATTGCACCAGTACTCAGTGTGAAGGTTAGGTCAACCCCAAGCCCATCAAAGGTTTCCTGAGGATCAACATAACCACTACCACCACCAACCACAGTAACGGCATCAATTTCTCGACCCGGAGCAGCAGGAGCAATGATAGGACGGAGTGTGGCGGCAGTAGTAGGAGAGCCACCAGAAACCGTGGCCTTTGCATAGGTGTATCCTGAACCAACATTGGTTATTGTAATAGACGTCACCACACCGGCAGTGAGAACCGCTGTACCGGCTGCCCCAGAACCATCGCCTGTGATAGTAACTGTTGGGGCAGAACCATATCCAGTCCCGCCAGTAGTTACGGCAATTCTATGGATAGCACCTTCGACGGCAGCAGCAGCAACAGCAGCATCCCGGAATACAGGAACGTATGTTGTTGTTAGATACTTGGCGGCTTGGGAAGCAGTAATAGTATAGAGATACTTCCAGATGTAACCATCGGCACCAGCAGTAGGAACCGCAGTAGAAGTTCCGGTAGGCTCAACAGTAGACGTACTGGAACCAGCCTTCAAACACATATAGACCGCAAAGTTTGATTGATTGAAGACATAATATTGTTTTGTGTGGAGATCACCATCGTCAGAATCATATGCCACATACGTATTGCCATCCACCCAATTATATCGAGGGGCGCAGTATGCCAGATTTGATAATTGTTTGATGGACTGAATAGAATTTCTGGTGTCCAGATCATTCTTGGGGGCAACTGTCGGTAATGGAGGGATAGACTCGTTAGGCCAAGCCTCAGATCGACCAATACCAACATAGTATAGGTCTTTAGCACTGTCAAAGCGTTCCTTGACTTGCTTTAGATTTTGAAATCTGAAAAGATCAGTAATGATTGCGGTCATCTGAATTAATTCCTGTCGTTTGTTCTTTGCTTACTTATACATTACGTTATAATGATTGTGGCTGGTTCTCGAATGCTTGTTAATTCGACACTTGTCATAATCTCTTGGATTGTTTTTGTCCCGAATGCCGACATAGGATAGTTTGATCCACAGAAGTTGATCGCCACATCCCGTAGGTTCCGAGTTCCGGTCCATGTCGATACAAGAACGTCCCATGTCTTGACAACTTGTTGGATAGTCGCACCTGATGCGAATGCAGCCCATGCCGCAATGATGAGGTATGGTAGGTCGAGGTCTTGAATGCCGGGAATGATTGTTGGGGATGCTGTGTTATATTCGAAGTCAGCATATCCTTTGAGTTCAACTTCTCCGAAGAATTCCCAACCAGCCGGATGAGCTAGCTTCTTGTAGATGTTACCCCAGTCAACAATAGAAATTCCTGACTTGATTAGATATGAGTGTGTCTGATAATAATATGAGTCCTGAATAACCATTGTGGTTTCGGATAGCTTCCCTCTGGAACTATCCCAATCGCCCTCACCTGCATCCCAGACCCCATCCGAGCATCTCAACATGTTATCCTTGGGATATGTAACTTCCGCTTCAGAATTTAAGAACAGTCTGAAGTAAGCCTCGACGGCCTCTTTATTTCCCTTGGAGCGATACCAGTAAATGAAAATTTTTATCTGAGTGGCTTCGTCCATGGTCGCAAAGTTCGGAAACTCTCCACCATATTCATTTTTTAGGCATGCGATGAGGTCAGGATCAATCGCATCTGGGTTACGAGCATTTCTAATATCATCAATAAGATTTGAAAACCCCTCGTCCTCTGAAAGTTGCTCATAATAAGAATGTAAAAGTTGGACCAATTGAGGATAGTCTGATATGTAATGGGTAGGCATAGCATCGCGTACACGGTCCCTACGCATGCTTGCAAATGTTATATTTTTGTCTACCGGATTGGTCATTATGCTGTAGTGTCCTCAATACCATTGGATGCCACGGCATTGTCATCAATACGGACTAGCATGTTTCGAAGAGGGGTCACCGAAGAGTCATCGGCAGGGACTACAGTGATCGCCACATATCCCTTGCCGACTTCAAATGCTGTCGGCTGGAATGGATTGATGACAACTCGATTATTGACGTAATCGATATATCCGGCATCATCCACCACAATGACCTCGGTGCCCGAAGAAATTCGATAGATTTCCAATGTGGACGATCCACTAATGTTTCGTAACCTACAGCTATAGTCAACACCAGCCACATTATATGTGAATGGATTGGACGTAACAATTCTGGTCTGTGTGCTTACGGCAGCGATTGCTCTGGTAAAATCGACATTATAGGCATCTCTGGCCCCGAGAACAGGAACAAACCGCTTCTGAAGCTTCACAGTGGCGCTCGACGATGCAATAGCGACATTGGATGCGTCGATTGCGGTAGTGAGATTAGATTTTCGAAACACGGTATCGAATGATGTCAGATTGTCGGTACCATATTGGATGATAGTGTTCTTAACCACAATATCAAACTGTTGCTTAGAATATGTTGTCTTGGCTGGATTATATCTATAATTTGTTTGGATTTCCAAATACTCATAGGTAGGATCAACGAATGTGAACTCTACAGTAACGATAGCCTTATCGTCCAGAACATTTGTTCTGATTTGCGTTTCCTGTGCTGATGTGATAGTTTCTGATCCGACTGGCTTGATCGCAATAAAGACTCGACCATATTCCTTTGGCTCGTTATCTTCACCACCCCACACATTCATCGTTTCGATGTAGGTCGCATAGTTTTGGATATGAGCCTTGAAGTCTGATACAGTCACAGCTCTGTTCTGAGAAGCAAAGGCCAGAGGCGCATTGAACCGGATTGACTCGATAGATTCTTTATCGGAACCACCGGCAGCTTTGATTGTCGTGTTGATACTGGCAGCATACCCCGAAACGTTTCCGGACAATGAGAATATACTGGCACCATTAGAGTCAGGTCCATTGGTCGATAGATAATCAATCTGAAGGATAGACCCCTCGGATGGTCGTGCCCCCATGACCCCATCTCCCAACATAATTTCATAATACCCATTGGGTGCTTCATGAAGGAGATAGATGTCAGATGTCGAATTTAGATTGTCAACAGATACCGGACGTGTGAGGGTCTTGGATGTCGTTGAACCATACCCTTCAAACAGTGCTACTGTCGCAGAGGCGGTATCGAAATTAGTATCAGGAATAACATAGATTGGATATTGATCATCGGCAGCATCGACAAAGAATTTCTTGGTTTTTTTGACGCCTTCATATATCACCGCACCAGTCACCTTATATCCAGAGGCAGAGGTAGCTGTGTATTCGTCCAGAGTGTAATACGAATACGATGTACCATCAATGCTTGTCACTAGCTTGGTGTATCGAGGAATTGAGATGTCTGATGTCCCTCCCGGAACGCTCAATAGGGTAATGTCTACGGTAGCATTAGGCCCGGTCTTTGACTTGGGTAGATAGTTGAGGGGCTTGGCCTGAGATACGAGCGATCCTCGGAGTTGAGCAGAGTCTAGAAAGGATTCATTCAGTCCAAAGTTGGCATTGAGGGCATTCATATGAGTATTGTATGCAAGCACATCCAAGATGACGCTTAGGTTAGAGCCTTCAAAGTCATAGTCGTTGAATTTACCGCTGTTCTCAAGATATGTACGCAGTGACGCCTTGATACTTGCTACGTCAAGGTCTGTTGTTGTAATTTTTGTCATTATACTTCCGTTATCTTAGGCGTTCGAGTACAACTTGGAGCGTCACAGTCTCATTCAAAGTAATCACCTGAAACTCTACTTCAACTGTAATGTAATGAGAATCAATTTCTCCGTCAGCAGTTATATTTATAACCTTGGCTCGTGGCTCATATTGTTCGATACAAATTTCGATATATGTTTCGATAGTCGATAGGGTTGCAGCATCAGAAAGTTCGAATAGTAATGCCCCAATACCTGATCCGATGCCCGGCTGAAATGGTCGTTCGAATGCACTCGTGAGAATAAGATTGCGGACAGACTGCTTTACTGCTTGGGCATCCTTGGAGATAAAAATATCTCCGGTGTTAGAGTTGGCCAGAAACGACGAATCTAAATCAGAATATTTTCTGGTTCTGGTCGTGATGATAGAGCCAACACTAAGTGAAGCATCATCAGCCGAGAATTTTCTATTATTGGCCATTCGTATTACCCAGACAAGTCTTGAATTGTATTCGAAACAGTTGTATGATTGAACTCAGTCGAAACTGATTTCGAATTTACTCCATGCTTAATAGAAATGATAAGGGTTGGTTCGTTAACACCAGATGGATCATAGTCGATATACGAAATAATCAGTTTATCGAATACAAGGTTCTCTTGAATGTATGATGCCACGTCAAAATAATGACTGTTAGGATGATCAGGGAATTGAATACCCACTGCCAGACCTTGAGAGAACTCAGAGTTAATCGAAGAGCTGTCTATCTGTTCGTTAGGAAGTAGATTATATAATCCTTCTGAAATATTCCATGTGTCCTTGTATTTATACCTGATCAGTTCAAGCACATTAAATGATAGGAGCTGCATGTTTTCAGCAATCTGTAACTTGGTCAATCCTACCTGATCTATAAGTTGGGCAGCATCAGAGTCACCGGCTAACATTTGCGATATTTTAAATCTTGGAGACAAACGAGTTCCCCGAGTAGGCGTTGTGATTTCAAATTGTGTTGGAACCGTATTGATTCTAAGTGACGAACCTATATCTCCAACAAAGTTACCCGAGAGCGTTTTTGCTCCGAGCCTAGTAGTTCCGCTCTTAACCCTGTTTGATGTGGCACTGCGCTTAGAACTAGGAGCATTAGCAGAAGAAATAGAAGTCGTGATAGCACCGGAATTTACCTGATCTTGAAGCCATGTGGAATTGGTTCGAAGTGATTTGTTTCGAGCTTTCGAAACTACTTCTCCCGTGTTGAGCGGTCGTCTATTATGCTCCGATAGAACTTGCCTATCGATATTAACGACGAGTTCATCAGACGTTTCTTCAACGTCCGTAGACGTTTCTTCTGAGTCGGGGGCTTCATCTCCATTGGATGCTGCTGTTGCGGCCTGTGGTGATATTGTGGTAGGTGTTGATGCTCCGGCAACGGCTGTTCCGGCAGTTGTAGCCCATCCGGCCCGTGTCGCTGTTCCTTCGAAGGTAGGACAGTACACAATACCATTAAAATACCCATCACCAACAGTATGTAAATTGCCGTCAACATGAGAGTCGCCCTTAATATGAAAGTTGGCTGTTAGATATAGATTGGTTCCGTTGTAATCGGCACCATAGAATTCGGTTGCTTCGAAGTTTCCGGCACCATCATCCCCGGCAGCATTCTTACCATTGAGAGTAAGGAAGCCACCATAGAATGATCCCTGAAGTTCTCCTTCAGAGACAATAGTCGCAGAGCCTTGAGTTGTGACTTTCCAGTTGCCTCCATACTCTTCGGTATGGGTGCCTACTGTACGCTCCAAATAATTTGAAAGATTGTATTCTGCGACCGATCCACGAGTTTGTCTCAGGCTGGTTCCGGTCACTGTAAGATCGTCATTGCCATGAACCCGGACAGATCGATTGCCTTGAATTTCTATAGACTCATTTCCTTGGACAAGAACGTTATGGTCCCCATCGATTTGAGTGTTGCAATCGCCCTGTACTCTGAGGTTAGCATCGCCCTCGATAACGATATTGACATTGCCCCGAATAATGACTTCATCATCGCCAGCAATGATCGTATATCTATTACGCTCTATACGGGTTATCAGCGACCCGTCAGCGGCCATTTCAATTTTGGTACCCGTCCTATGCTCAAAGTTCAAACGCTCATGACCGGGCGTGTCGTCGCGTTCTAGGACATGTCCAGATGCGGTCTGGGTAACTTGGTTGTGAGGATATCGAGAAGCAGAGGGAGTAGGAGGATCATTCAGACTTGCTGAATTAATTTGGGAGCTTCTTGATGTGGTTCTGGCAGACTTGGTTCCACGATTGGTTCCACCCTTGACCGAACCTGATCTTGCTCTGGTATTTGTGTCAGGATTATTGGCATATTCTGGCTTGGGGTAGGTTCCTGACCTATCTTGGAATCCTTCCTTAACTTCCCCACCAAGGCGTAGAGAAGTTTCGTCGCCTTGGTGGTCGTCAAAGTCTTCTGCCATTTAATTAAAATCCAGAACCTGTGGTTATTACGGTGAATGTGTCGAGGGTTGCATTACCATCGCTGACATTTTCAACGTAAACTGTGTAATTATCAGAAGAACTGGGCGGGACTGTCCAAGTGAAGTATATGTCATCTCCAACTTCGGCAGTGAATGTATTTCCACTGCCACTGGCGGCAACAATAACTGTTGCTGCAAGAACGGCATTCTTATAACATGATAGTGTACCACCACCAGTGTTACGATACACTTCTATGGTGATTGTGGAGTTGATGCCTGCCAGTGTTTGAGTATTCGTGTCTACGGTATCAAAACCGGTGTATGATCCACTGATGTTCGTCCAGTTAAGAGCATCTGGTATGTAATCAGCTACGAATGCTGCCGTACCATAGAAGTCATCGAATGCAATCGCACCAGATGTCGGGATACTTACATTTCCGGCAGTATCCGGAACGTATGTACCGCCTCTATAATATTCTGATAGTGAATGAGGAGTAGACCCTCCAAACTCAGCAGCAATATCTGCGAGGGTGATTGCTCCTGAAGCTTGGAGGGTCATACTATTATCCTTCGGTCAGCATTTGAGCGGTAGGCGATGCTTCACCTAAATCTTCGGGAGACTTTAGTTCTTCCGACTTTACAAGAGAGCCGTCTCCCTTGATCGCGTATTCTCCCGAAACAATATCGACGCCATATCGGTCGCCAATAAGTTCAAGATTATCCCTCATGCCAACTTCGGCTGACTGTAGGGCTTGTCTGATTGCACCAAGCTCTTGGGACTTGTTGCGAACCTTCTCAAGTTCTAGGGGAGAAATTACTAGGGGTGTGTTTGCTTTAGTCATTATGTTATTCACTTTCTTCTAGGGGTTCGTCATCCGGAGTTTCTTCGACCGGAGCAACGTATAGTTCGCCAAATGCGGTTAGTACTTCTGTGTCGTCATAGTCTTCTGGTGTGTATTGGGCGGCGGCAAGCTGCATCTTAATTTTGATGCCTCTGGCTTGGCCCTTAACAATATTGTCGATAGCTTCAAGGTCTAGCACACCATCACTGTCATGAATGGCAGTAATAGTTCTGAAATGATCCTTGAATAGGTCACTGTCTTCCGTATCAACTGTGCGATATGGATTAACGAATAGGTATGACACCTTTCCGTCTACTGGATTATATCCCAGACTGTAGTAGTTGATAAGTTCTTCTTCTACTACTTCTACTGCTGGTTCGATTGCGTCTACCATGTTCATATACCTTCGTTCTACATGTTTATTTATACTCGATCCAAAAGGGTTTGAACCAGAGCTTCCAATTTATTCACTCTTTCTTCGAGTGCTTCACGCTTCTTCTTTTCTTCATATAAAGCTGCTAATGCATATTTGCCGTAGTCAACAGA